TGGTCACAATGCTCCTTTGACTGGTGCTCAGAATGCAACTACTTCTGTAAACACCTCCACTGGTAAATCCAACGTTGCGTTGGACGCTACTACTGCTACTGCAACTAAAGCGTTTAAAGTAATTGGTTTTGTGACTAAAACTGGTTCTGCCATTGGTGACGCTAAGACTGATGTCTTGGTTAAATTTAACCTACCGTACCATCAAATGGGTACCGGCATCGTAGGAGAATAACTAGATGGCTATTTCAAGAAGTCAATTACTTAAAGAGCTGCTACCCGGACTGAACGCGTTGTTTGGTTTAGAGTATGCAAAATATGGCGAAGAGCACACTCAAATTTTTGAGACTGAATCTTCAGACCGCTCATTTGAAGAAGAAACCAAACTGTCTGGTTTTGGCTCTGCCCCAACTAAGGCAGAAGGTTCTGCAATTGAGTATGACAATGCGCAAGAAGCGTGGAGTGCACGCTATGTGCATGAAACCGTAGCGATGGGCTTTAGCATCACTGAAGAGGCTATAGAAGATAACTTGTATGACTCACTGTCTGCACGTTATACCAAAGCACTTGCACGCGCTATGGCGTACACTAAACAAGTTAAAGCTGCGTCAATTTTGAATACTGGCTTTGCTGCTGGCACCACTTACGGTGACGGACAGCCGCTAATATCAACAGCGCACCCACTTGTTTCTGGTGGCACCAACTCAAACCGCCCAACTGTTGCGGCTGACCTTAACGAGACTTCTCTTGAAGCTGCCGTTATTGGTATCAGCCAGTGGACAGACGAACGCGGATTGTTGATTGCTGCTCAACCACGTAAGCTCATCATCCCACCAGCGTTGCAGTTTGTTGCAACTAGGCTATTAGATACTGATGGCCGTGTAGGTACTGCGGATAACGATATTAACGCGCTCCGCAATAATGGCTCTATACCTGAAGGGTATGCTGTTAATCACTACCTTACAGACACTAATGCTTGGTTCTTGATGACAGACGTGCCAAATGGTCTGAAGCACTTTGTTCGTACTCCAATGTCTACATCTATGGATGCAGATTTTGATACGGGTAATAGCCGCTATAAGGCTCGTGAACGTTATTCTTTCGGGGTTTCTGACCCTCTTGGAATTTACGGCTCACCCGGTGCGTAATTAGTGAGGGGGGCATTAGTTGCCCCCCTTTACTTTCTATGCTATAAAATACAAATCCCTGACAGTTACATACTGTAGCTGACTAACCCAGACAGGAGATTGACATGGGTACTACTACTTTCTCTGGCCCTATTCGTGCCGGAAACATCCGCAATACTAACGGTACAACAGTAGGCACTGACGTGGCAAACGTTGGCTACGTTGTAATGACTCAGCAGTACGTAGCTGACTTGTCTGGTGGCGCACTAGCTGCTGTAGACACTAATATCGTTATCCCCGCAAATTCTAAGATAGTTAACATCCTAGTTGACCTAGAAGTGGCAGCTAATGCTACTACCAACATCAGTGTTGGGCAGGCAGGTGGTGGTGCGGCTACATTCATTAATACTCTAGCTTCTGGCACTACTGTTGGTCTAAAGACTGTTACTACCCAAGGTGGTGGAACGCTATCGTGGAAAGATACTGGTTCTTCTGACTTGCGTCTCACTGTCACTGCTTCAGCGGCTACTACTGCTGGTAGTGCGGTCATAACTGTAATGTATGCACAGGCGTTTAACACTGCAATTCAACCGTAATTAGGAGATGAAAGCATGGCTGCTAATTTAGTACGGGCATTTAACTTTGCTACAGGTGATACCGCAGCTCTTGTTGGTCCAGACCGCTCTCGTATACTGGGGGTATTGGTCAATGCCGCTGCCGCATGTACATTCCAACTACGTGATGGCACTGCTAGTGGGACTATTCTTTTAGACCTCACGCTACCTACAGGCTGGAACGATGTGTATATACCTGCAGACGGCATACTAGCCGAAAACGGCTGTTTTGTAGCTGCACTTACTGGTTCGGGCAATAAAATAACTCTGATATTGGAGTAGGTTATGCGTTCCTACTATAAAAGTGGGGGATCAGTTAAAAAGTCTCCGGCTTGGACCCGTAAGGAAGGGAAGAGTGCGTCTGGAGGCTTGAACAAAAAAGGTGTTGCTAGTTATCGCAAAGCTAATCCCGGCAGTAAGCTAAAGACCGCTGTTACTACAAAACCTAGCAAGTTAAAGAAAGGTTCTAAAGCTGCCAATAGGCGCAAATCTTTTTGCGCTCGTATGACAGGTATGAAGAAACGCAACACAAGCTCTAAAACGGCTAACGATCCGAATAGCCGTATCAATAAGAGTTTACGCAAGTGGAATTGTTAAAATACTGGAGATAAAAGTATGAAAGCTAAAGGATATAATATGGGAGGCATGATGGCTCCAGATGCATCAGGGCCTCAAGAGCCTATGGATTACATGCAAGCCCTCAAAAAGAAAAAGAAACGTCCACCTATGGGAGCTATGAGTCCTATGGGTATGAAAAAAGGGGGTAAAGTCCGTGGTTGTGGTAAAGCGAAACAAGGTGTTCGCAAAGCTAAAATGGTAGTTATGAAAGGGAGTTAAGTCATGGGCATATTTGACCGTATGTTTAGGAAGAAGAAAAAGCCTAAAGCTAAACAAAAAGCTAGGACTCGCAGAGCCTTTGGCAAAGGTAAAAAGCCAGAGGAAAGAGTTTCTGACATACCTGAAACTGTCGTAAAGGGTAAACGCAGGCCCAATGAAAGCCAAGAGTTGAAAGCCAAAAAAGCGGGGGTTACTACTGCTAAAGCCTCACCTAAAGCTCCGGCTATGGCCAAACCCAGCAAGATTAAAGCCCCTACCGCAGATATGATGCGCCGAAAAGCCGCGACTGACCCCGGCATGCCTGCTGAAGGCATGGCTAAGTCTGTTGGAGAGGCTAAAAAACGTGGGGCAAGTAAGTTTATCGGTAAAGATGGTAGGCAGAAAGCTGCGGTTACCAAAGAAGAACTGGAAGCATCGGGCCTATCGTTACGCGACTACCTAAACAAGCAGCAAGGCAAGACCCGCAAACCTACCATGAAGAAAGGCGGGAAAGTGGCTAAACATAAAGCTGGTGGTAAAGTACGTGGTGCTGGTAAGGCTACAAAGGGTGTACGTCCTTGTAAAATGAGGTAAATAATGCGCCGTTACTATAAGAAAGGTGGCACTGTAAAAGACTCGTGCTATAGGAAAGTGAAGGCTAGCTACAAAGTTTTTCCTTCCGCGTATGCTTCCGGTGCTATTGCCAAATGCAGGAAGAAAAAGGCGGGTAAGTGATGCGTACATACTACAAGTCTGGTGGTAAAGTACGTAAAACAGCCAAAGGAGCAGCCCTAAAACGCTGGTTCAAGGAAGACTGGAAAGATGTCAGTACTGGAAAGGCTTGTGGTAGAAAGAAGGGTGATGGACGGGGAACTCCCTACTGCCGCCCTTCTAAACGGGTTTCTTCTAAAACCCCTAAGACTTCTGGTGAGATGTCTAGCTCCGAGAAAAGTAGAAAAGTAGCTGAGAAGAAGAGATTAGGGCAACCGGCAGGTAAGCCTAGAAGGGTATCAGCCACCAAACGGGGAAATAAATAATGGCTACATCAGGCACTTCTACGTTTAACATGGACTTCACAGAGATCGCTGAAGAAGCGTTTGAACGTGCTGGACGTGAGATGCGCTCTGGGTATGACTTGCGCACTGCACGTCGATCCATGAACTTGATGACCATTGAGTGGCAGAACCGTGGCATAAACATGTGGACAATAGAGCAAGGCTTTATTGATCTAGTTCAAGGACAATCAACTTATGCACTGCCTGACGACACTATTGATTTGATGGAGCATCAGATACGTACTGGGGCGGGCAGCACATCACTACAGTCTGATCTTACTATAAGTCGTATTAGTGTAAGTACTTACGCATCTATACCTAACAAGTTAACACAAGGTAGGCCAGTACAGATTTTTATCCACAGGAATAGTGGGCAAACTTATCCTGTAGGGATCACACTAGCGGCTACAGCATCGAGTACAGACACTACTATTACCCTAAGTGGGGTATCTGACTTACCACCCGCAGGATTTGTTAAAATCCAAGATGAGGTTATTAACTACGGTAGTATTGAAGGTAATGCTCTACAGAATTGTTTTAGGGGGCAGCAAGGCACAACAGCCGCTACACATACGCTTGGGGGTACTGCGATTCCTGTATATTGGGAGCAAGTACCTGCAGCTACTGTATGGCCTATACCTGATGGTACACAGAGCTACCAGCTAGTTTATTGGCGCATGCGCCGTATAGAGGATGCAGGTAGTGGGGCACAGACTGCCGACATGAACTTTAGGTTTTTCCCCTGTTTAGTTGCAGGGCTATCCTATTACATAGCTATGAAAGACCCTGAACTTATAGATCGCGTAGCCATGCTAAAGCAAATATACGACGAACAATTTTCTTTAGCCGCACAGGAAGATCGCGAAAAGACTTCTGCTCGTTTTGTACCTAGGATAGGCAGATTATAGGATGGGTGATAGATTTGCATCCGCTAGAAAGGCTATTGCTTTATGTGACGTTTGTGGGTTTGAATACAGACTTAAAGAACTACGCAATCTTGTTGCTAAGGGGCGGGATACCAATATAAAGGCTTGCCCCGAGTGCTGGAATCCTGACCAGCCTCAAAATAAATTAGGGGAATACCCAGTTGATGACCCACAAGCTATCCGTGACCCAAGAGTAGATACAAGCCTTGGGGTAGCAGGACCCTATAGTAGTAGGGGTATCCATTGGGGGTGGAACCCAGTAGGTGGGGGATATGACCCATACGGACTTACCCCTGACCCGTTAGTTGCTATGGGCCATTTGGGGCAAGTTACAGTAATAACTTAGTAGGAGTAGTAAGATGCCAAAAGTAGGGAAGAAAGAGTTTGCGTACACAGATGCAGGTAAAAAAGCCGCCAAGAAAGAAGCCAAGAAAACTGGCAAGCCTATGACTAGCGCTTACTCTAAAGGTGGTAAAGTCAAAATTCGTGGTACTGGGGCAGCAACCAAAGGGTTGTACGCTCGCGGGCCAATGGGGTAAGCCATGAACTATACCGAGCTGAAAGCTAATGTTGAAGATATCTGTGAGAACACGTTTACAGCAGATCAGCTTGCTATGTTCACCCAACAAGCAGAACAAAAGATATATAACACTGTACAAATTCCTGCGCTACGTAAAAATGTAACAGGGACACTAAGTGCGGGCAATAAGTATCTCGGTGCTCCAACAGATTTTTTGTGGAGTTACTCGATAGCAGTTATCGACGGTGATGGGAATTACCAGTACCTACTTAACAAAGACGTTAATTTTGTTAGGGAGGCATATCCCAGTGCTTCGACACAGGGGTTACCAAAACACTATGCGTATTTTGATGATGACGCATTTATTTTGGGGCCTACTCCTGACAGCGCGTACACAATGGAATTACACTACGGGTATTACCCCGCGTCTATTGTTACTGCGGGCACTACGTGGCTAGGAGATGAGTTTGACTCAGCGTTGCTTAATGGCGCGCTTATTGAGGCTATTCGTTTTATGAAAGGGGAACCTGATTTAGTGCAATTTTATGAGCGTTTGTACGTTCAAGCACTTCAACTGTTAAAGAATCTAGGTGATGGTAAACTTCGTGAAGATGCCTACCGTTCTGGACAACTTAGAATGAAAGTAGAATAGGAGATAAACAATGGCAATTTCACAAGCGATGTGTACTTCTTTTAAAATCGCTCTTTTAGATGGAGAGATGGACTTTAGTAGCAACACTGGACAAACTTTTAAAATAGCGTTGTATACGTCTAGTGCAACTCTAAGTGCTGCCACTACAGCGTACGCTACTACTAATGAAGTATCAGGTACAAATTACACTGCGGGAGGAAATACACTTACTATTTCTGCTAATCCTGCGGCGTCAGGCACTACAGCATTTTTAGACTTTGCGGATACTACGTGGACGGATGCTACTATTACGGCTCGTGGCGCTCTAATATACAAGTCGGGAGGTAGCAACCCAGCGGTTGCGGTGCTTGATTTTGGCGGGGATAAAACGTCTACAGCGGGTGATTTTACTGTACAGTTTCCCGCAGCAGATGCTACAAATGCTATTGTACGTATTGCTACTCCATAGGGTAGTTAAATGCCGTCTTCTGTTGAGTATGTAGGTTGGGGTAGTGGTGCTTGGGGCCAAACGGCTTGGGGTACTGATCTAACTATAGTATCGGTTGACGGTATTGCTGCGGAAGGAGTTATTGGCTCTGTAGCGGTTGACGCAGCAGCAAATACTTCTGTAACGGGCGTAGACGCTGCGGGAGGTATCGGTACAGCTACCATTGATGCCGAATCAGACGTTATGGTTACTAGCGTAGCTGGAGCCGCCGCAGTTGGTACAGTTACAGTAGATGCAGAAGCTGATATATCCGCAACAGGCGTAGAGGCCGAGGGAGCAGTAGGTACATTAACAGCCACAGGTATAGCAAACGTCTCAGTAACAGGTGTAGTAGGGGCAGCTAAACTAGGTACTGCTACAGTAGATGCAGAGGCAAACGCTCCGGTAACGAGTGTAGTAGCTACAGGTTCAGTTGGTACAGTTACAGTAGATGCAGAAGCAAACACCTTAGTAACAGGTGTAGTAGGGGCAGCCCAATTAGGTAATGTTACTTTTGCGTTAGGTATAACCATACCAGTTACTGGGTTAGAGGCAGACGCCGAACTAGGTACGGTAGTAGCTACTGCTGACGCAGATGTTTCCGTAATTGGAGTATCTGCTGTAGGATACATAGGTACAGTAAACATATGGGGGGAGGTTGATGATAACCAAGACCCCAACTGGCAAGCAATAAATGATGGGCAGACTCCAACATGGAACGGAGTAACAGATACACAAGCCCCTAATTGGCAGGCAATAAACGATAGCCAAACTTCAACGTGGAGTGAAGCAACAACTACACAAGACCCTAACTGGGACAGAATAGCCGCATGAGGTTTTACAAATGACAACGCAATATACTTCGATACTAAAACTCGCGCTTCCAGTACAGGGCGAACTTAGTGGTACTTGGGGAGATGTAGTAAACGACAACATAACTTCTATGGTAGAACAGGCCATAGCAGGGCGTGCAGTAGTCAACACGTGGTCAGGTAACTCCCATACACTTACAACAGCTAATGGCACAACCGCTGAATCCCGATGTGCAATGCTAGAGTTTACGGATACAGGATCAAGCCTGTCAGCCGCTGGTACAGTTGTATGTCCAGCCCTCTCTAAAATATACATAGCAAAGAATGCATCAGGTCAGAATGTAACCCTAAAAACTTCTAGCGGTTCGGGTATCCTTGTCCCTAATGGTCGTACTATGTTTTTGTTCTGTGATGGAACTAACGTAGTTGAAGCAGTAACTAGCACCACCTCTTTGCAGTTAGGCACTAGCACTACAGTTACGGCGGTACTAGACGAAGACAACATGGCGTCTAACAGCGCCACATCTCTAGCCACTCAGCAGTCCATAAAAGCATATGTAGACGCCCAAGTTGG